GCAAGTTTGTGCGTATCATCGTGGAGCAGAAGACGAAGCCGTACCTGTTTGAGAAGTTCGTAGACTCAGTATATGCTTCCGCTCCTCACGGGGTCACGATCATTGAAGACCTTCAGCCTGACCAAAACGGGGATGGGGATAGCGACCTCGTTGACTTGGGTGAGGACACCATCACCATCATCAACAAGGAGATTGAAGCCCTTCAGAATATTTCTGATCCGAAGCGGCTAAAGACCCTTGTGCGTGACCTGTATGCGGAGTGCATTGCAAACGAGACTGCCAAGCCATGATTACATTCAATAAAATCCGTTGGAAGAACCTGTTGAGTACGGGAAACCTGTTCACGGAAGTGCAGTTGGACAAGCACTCCACCACACTCATCTGCGGCGAGAACGGTGCGGGCAAGACCACCATGTTGGATGCCCTCACCTTTGTGCTGTACGGCAAGCCGTTTCGAAACATCAATCTGCCGCAGATCGTGAACTCCATCAACGGCAAGGACTGCGTGGTGGAGATTGAGTTCACATCAAACGGCAGCAAGTACAAGGTTGTCCGTGGTCTTGCTCCGAAGGTGTTCACCATTGAGAAGGATGGCAAGACCGTTGAGCAGACGGCGAATGCAAAGGATTACCAAGCCATTCTTGAAGGACAAATCCTCAAGATGAACTACAAGACTTTCTGTCAGGTGGTTATTCTTGGCTCCACGAACTATGTGCCATTCATGCGTCTTCCTGCTGCGGATCGCCGCAACATCGTGGAGAACCTGTTGGACATTGATGTGTTCTCCAAGATGAACGAAGCCCTGAAGTCGCGGTTGCTGTCCACAAAGGAAGAACTGCGCTCTGTGGAGTCCACGATCAGCACGGTGAAGATGAAGATTGAACACAAGGCGGACATGGTCAAGAAGATTGAGGAGAAGTCCGACTCACAACTGGACTCGTACAAGAAGTCCGCTGCGGAGGAGCAGGAATCCCTGCAAACCCTGCTTGAGCGGAAGGCTGCTCTACAGACTGAGATTGCTGAACTTGCAGAGAGCGTGGCATCGGTGGACAAGCAGCGGGACTCCATCTCGCAGATGAGCGTATTGCGTAAGCAGATGCAGGGTGGTGTGAAGAAGGTGCAGGTCGAGAAGGCGTTCTACGAGCAGAACGAGGAGTGTCCTGTGTGCAAGCACGGATTGCCTACAGAGTTCCGTGAGGACATGATCGGTAAGAAGGAAGCCCGTGAAACGGAACTGGCACTTGCTCTACAGAAGATGGAGCGGATGCTTGAGGACGCGCGGACGAAACTTGACATTGCAAATGTGGTGGTGAAGCAGATAGACGACAAGCGGCAGGAGTCACACAAGACCGATTCCGCCATCAACTCGTCCAAGAAGTATCTGAAGCAGTTGCAGGAACTCGCAGAGAAGGTGCAGCGGGAGAAGGGTTCCATTCAGACCGAACGGGATGCCATCACCACGCTTCAAGCAGAAGAGGACGCAGCAGAAGGGCAGAAGAAAGAGTTTGTTGAGGACTTGCACACGATGGAGATTGCCACGGTGCTGCTGAAGGACAGCGGCATCAAGCGCAAGATCATTCGTAAATACATTCCTGCTCTCAATAAAATTATCAACAAGTATTTGATTTCAATGGATTTCTTCGCCCAGTTCACCCTGAACGAGGACTTTAATGAAATAATCAAGAGCCGCCACCGTGACGAATTTTCATATGAAAATTTCAGCGAGGGTGAAAAATTGAGGATTGATGTTTCTCTCTTGCTTGCGTGGCGGGACATTGCTAGAATGAAGAACAGTGCCAACACGAACCTGCTCATCCTTGACGAAGTATTTGATTCCTCTCTTGATGCCGTTGGCACAGAAGAGGTAATTAAGATTCTGCAAGGCATGGGCGGGAGTAGTAACATCTTTGTGATCTCTCACAAGTCTGACCAACTGCTAGATAAGTTCCAGAACATCTTGACCTATAAGAAGGTCAACAACTTCAGCAAACTATGCTAACCATGAGTCGGAAAATTTCAAACGAACGAGCGCGAAACATCCTGTCGGGTGGAGCAGAACCCCACTACGATCCTGCCACCACCGCAGAAGACTTGGATCTAGTGTTTGAAAAATCACTGTACTGGTACAGGCAGAATTACAAACTCCCGTCTGCCAAGGTGTGGGTGCGTGATTACTTGGAAGAAAGCGGACGCAGCGAAGACGCGGCACTCGTTACCCGTGCAGGAAAGGAACATTTCCGATTCGTGGCTCCGTACTGCCGCATGGCTATTCTTGGGTTCCCGTTCTCTGAAAAGCAGCAAGAACTCATTCAAAAGCACTTGACAGAACTGCTCCAAAGCGCGAGAGCCAATGCTCCTGTAGTGGAGCGTCCAAGCGTGGCGGATCGTGTGGCAGCAAAGGCTGATGCCACCCTGTGCCTGTTGGAGCCTGTGCTTGATGACGCTATGGCAGCGGTGCGTGGCGGCAAGCGCAAGGACAATTCCATTCTTGATTGGATCAAGAGCAGCGACTTGAATCGCCCCCTTGCACTCGCAGTGCGGGATCGGTTGGATTGTGTACTTCAGGAGTTTTGCCTTGCACACAGCGGCAAAGACCCCGATCTGAAGGAGGGGTATTCCCACTTCAGCCCGAAGGCTTTGAAGTATATGATTGAAATACTGCAAGCGGCAATTCAAAATTTGGATGACCGCATCGGGGTTCTCCGTGCATCCCGCAAGCCGCGCAAGACGAAGCCCAAGAGTGCAGAAAAGCAAATAAAGGGACTAAAGTTCCTCAGCCGAAGTGAGGCTTTTGGGGTTGACTCTGCGAAGCCACAGGCTATCATTGGGTCACAAGGACTGATCGTGTTCAACACCAAGAACAACAAAGCCACCGTCTTCATCGCAGTTGAGCCGAAGAGCGGACTGTCGGTGAAGGGTTCCACTTTGGTTGGTTTTGATTCCGCAAAGTCCTTTGAGAAGACTGTGCGGAAGCCTGACGAGTTCCTGAAGAACACGGACGGATGCCGCAAGACTTTTACCGCTGCGGTGCGTTACCTCAACGGCGTGAAGACAAAGCAGGGCGAACCCACGGGTCGCATCAACAAGCACTGCCTACTGCTACAGGTGAACTAATGATTCTCGTTGACAACACACAGGTATTGATGTCATCCATCTTTGCACAGCACAGAGATGTTGCTGCTATTGATGAAGACCTTGTTCGTCACATGGTGCTGAACACCTACAGGATGTACCGCAAGAAGTTCTTCCGCGAGTACGGAGAACTTGTGATCTGCGAGGATGGCGGTGCATCGTGGCGGCGGGATTTCTTCCCGCTCTACAAGGCAAAGCGAAGGGCAGACCGCAAGGAGAATCCCGAGCAGTGGGAGCGGTTCTATGACATCATCAACCGCATCCGCGCCGAAGTCGCGGAAATCTTTCCGTACAGGAATATGCTTGTGCAGGGATGCGAAGCGGACGATATTATTGCATTCCTCGCAAAGCGATACGCTCCGAGCGAGAAGGTTCTCATTCTGAGCGGAGACAAGGATTTTGGTCAGTTGCAGATCCATCAGAATGTCGTGCAGTACTCTCCCTTGCTGAAGAAGTTCGTGGAAGTTGATGCACCGCAGAAGTTCCTGCTTGAACACATTGTTCGCGGTGATTCGTCTGACGGAGTTCCAAATATTCTGTCAGATGATGACTGCTTCATGGCAGAGGACAAGCGGCAGAAGCCAGTCACGCAGAAGCGTATGGACGAAATCCTGAAGGAATACGCGGACACGGGCAAGGTGTCCGACAAGTACGCAGTTAATTGGAACAGAAACAGCACCCTGATCAATTTGCTGAATATTCCCGCCGAGTACGAATCAAAGATTGAATCGGAGTGGAATAAGCCGTTTACACCCTCTCGCGCCAAGATTCTGAACTACATGATAGAGAAGGGATTACGCAACCTGATTGAGGACATTGGAGATTTCTGATGCAAGACCGCATGGACTACGACAGCCGTGACCCCGCCGCGAAGAAGGCTCGTAAGAGCGTGGAGAGCAAGCACAAGAGCCGCCGCCGCCACGATGAGAAGGAACATCTGAAGCGTTTTATGGATGATTACAATGCAGGAAAGCGAGACTTTGATTATGACGAGTACGAAGACAATGACTAATACCATCACCATCTCAAAGCGAACTCTTGAAATCCTCAAGAACTTCGCATCCATCAACTCTGGCATCATCGTGAACGAGGGCAACACCCTGAACACTCTGTCGTCCACGAAGAACATTCTCGCGGAAGCCAAGGTTGGCGAGACTTTCACGAAGTCGTTTGCCATTTGGGACTTAAACAAGTTCCTTGGCACCGTGAGCCTGTTCAAGGATCCCGAGTTCATGTTTGAGGAGAACTACATCACGGTGAAGAGCGGCAAGTCCAGTGTGCGGTACTACTACTGCGACCCAAAGTTGGTGACTTCCACAAGCAAGAAGATCGCCATGCCGTCCCCCGTGGTGCAGTTTGATCTCACGGCAAAGGATTTCGCGGACATCATCAAGGCAGCGTCCGTGCTTCAGGTGGGACACCTGTGCGTCCGCTCGTCTGCTGACGGTTCCAAGATTGAACTTGCCGCCACGGACAAGGGCGATGTGACCTCCAACTTCTATTCGCTTGCGGTGGGAGACAACACTTCAGGAGCCACATTTGAGTTTATCTTTGATGTGGACAACCTGAAGATCCTGCCTGGCGACTATACCGTTGCCATTTCGGAGAAGGTTGTTTCGTCCTTCTCCAACAAGAATGAACCGCTGACCTATTGGATTGCTCTGAACGCTGACTCTACCTACGAGGCTTGATTCGTGACTACAACTGAAACCGTGAAGGGTCTTTGGGTTGAGAAGTACCGCCCACAGACCGTGGAAGACTGCATTTTGCCAACGGAAACGCATGAGAGTTTCATGCGGATGGTTGAACGGGGAGAACCACAGAACCTCCTGTTGTCGGGAGGACCAGGCTGTGGCAAGACCTCCGTGGCAAAGGCACTCTGCAATGATCTTGGTTGTGATACCATGATCATCAACTGTTCCGAAGACGGAAACATTGATACCCTTCGGACAAAGATTCGCAGTTTCGCTTCCACCGTGTCCTTGACCGATGGGGTCAAGAAGGTCGTGATCTTGGACGAGTTTGACTATTCAAACGCACAGTCCACTCAACCCGCCCTTCGCGGTTTCATTGAAGAGTTTGCGGACAACTGCCGCTTCATCCTGACTTGCAACTTCAAGAACAGGGTGATTGAGCCGCTGCACTCCCGATGCACCTGCATTGACTTCCGCATTCCGTCCAAGGAGAAGCCTGCTCTCGCGGTGAAGTTCCTGAAGCGGGCAGCGGAAATCCTTGAGGCAGAGGGAGTGCAGTACGATGAGAAGGTGGTAGCCCAACTCATTATGAAGTACTTCCCCGACTTCCGCCGTACTCTGAACGAGTTGCAGCGGTACGCAGCAGGAGGCAGGATTGATGTGGGTATCCTGAACAGCGTGGGTGATGTGGCTGTGAAGGAGTTGATCAAGCACATGAAGTCCAAGGATTTCGGTGCTGTCCGCAAGTGGGTGGTGGAGAACTTGGACAATGATCAGACCCGCATCTTCAGGGCTATCTACGACAGCCTGTACGAGACTGCGGAGCCTGGCTCCATTCCTCAAGCCATTCTTGTGCTTGGCGACTACCAGTACAAGGCAGCGTTTGCAGCCGACCATGAGATCAATCTGACGGCGTGTCTTGTGCAGTTGATGATGGAGGTGAAGTTCAAGTGAGCCACCAACTGACTGATTATTTGAATGCCATCAATGTGAACAAGGAACCGCTCTTGGACGAGAGCGAGTCGTACACGAAGCAGTCGTATCCTCCGTTCGTGGTGACCCGCTGCTTGTCGTATTTCCCCGACACGCTGTTCGCCGCGAACGAGATGAACATCCGCCCCCACTTGGATTCAAAAATGCACTTTGACTTCCTGCGGGGTGCGGTGCGTCCTCGCAAGCGATTCTCCAAGTGGCTTAAGCGCGAGGAGGATACCCGTGTAGCGGCTCTTGTGGAGTACTACGGCATCTCCACACGGAAGGCGCGGGAAGCCCTCTCCGTGCTGTCTGAAGAGGATGTGGAGGAGATACTTGCGGCGGTGGATAAGGGTGGAAAGCGGCGTTAATCTAAATAGTTCCGTGTCTGTTCAATATTTGGGAGTGAACGCAACATGGAACAAAACGAACGCTACATTGACCTTGAGACAACCGATCTGCTTGAGGTCACGCTACAGAAACCTGATGACTTCTTGAAAGTCCGTGAAACACTTACGCGCATTGGCGTATCGTCCCGAGCCGAAAAGAAGTTGTGGCAATCATGCCATATCCTCCATAAGAAGGGCAAGTACTATATTGTCCACTTCAAGGAGATGTTTGCGCTTGATGATCTACCAACCTCCATCAACACCGAAGACACGGGACGGCGTAACACCATCGCGTGTCTGCTTGAGGAGTGGGGACTGGTCAAGATCGTGGACAAGACAAAGATCACGGACAAGGTTCCGCTGAACAAAATAAAGATCCTGCCCTTCAAAGAGAAGGGCGAGTGGGAATTGTGTCCTAAATACCATATAGGGCGGTCAAAGAAGACCATGAAGCCCGAAGAGTGAACAACGGAGATTTATAATGAACCTAGTGATCAAGTTCCCTACCCGCAATCGCCCCGACAAGTTCAAGGCTGTGTTCACGCGCTATCTTACCTTCCTTAGCGGACGGCATGATGTGCGTTTCATCATCACGATGGACGAAGACGACCTCACCATGAACAACCCCGAGATGCAGCAGTGGCTAGCCACTCGCGCACAGAATGCACAGATTGAGTGCTTCTACGGGAACTCCAAGAGCAAGATTGAGGCTTGCAACGCGAACCTAGAGGGCGTGGACGGCGATGTGCTGCTGCTTGCGTCTGATGACATGATGCCCGTGCAGATGGGTTATGATGACATCATTGCGAAGTGCTATGAGCAGGCTTTTCCTGACTACGATGGTGCAATCAAGTTCTGGGATGGACTACGCCCAAAGGAAGACCCGCTGATGACCCTCACGGTCATGGGCTTCCCCCTGTACAAGCAGTTCGGGTACATCTACAATCCTGAATACAAGTCCCTGTACTGCGACAACGAGCAGACACAGGTTTGCGCTGCGCTGAACAAACTGCGCCGTTGCGATCTGTGCATCATTCAGCATCAGTGGACGAGTGAGCCGTTTGATACCCTCCACGCTCGTAACGAGAACGCGGAGATGTACGGTGTGGACGGTGAAACATTCAAGCGTAGAGCCGCAAACAAGTTTGATATGGAGAAGATGTTCAATGTCGCAAATGCTTGAACACTACTGGCAAGATCCTATTTTTGAAGAGGGATACTTCACATATCCCAATCTTTATTCATACATTGTTCGACAGTTTCCCACCAAATCCCACTTTGTTGAAGTCGGTTGTTGGAAAGGTCGATCTGCTGCTTACATGGCGGTGGAGATAAACAATTCGGGAAAAGTTATCAGGTTTGATTGTGTTGATACATGGAAGGGAAGTTTCACGGAAGAACCACATCAAAATGATCTGTCCGTGAAATCGGGAACCCTGTACGAAAAGTTCATGTCGAACACCGAACGAGTAAAGCATATTATAACTCCCATTCGAGGAGATTCGGTTTCTGTTGCGAGTCAATATGCAGATGATTCGCTTGATTTTGTGTTCATCGACGGCGATCACCGCTATGAGTGTGTGAAAGCAGATATTGAAGCGTGGTTGCCAAAGATGAAGTCGGGAAGCATATTGGCTGGTCACGATTACGGATGGTGCGAAGATGTCCGTAGAGCAGTCCATGAAGTTTTGGGAGAAGGCACCGATTCATATACAGATCGTTATGGAATATGTTACAAGTCATACGATGATCCTTGGGGCGAAGGCTGCTGGATCATAAAAATTGATTGAGGAAAATCATGCCAGTACCAGCAAGTGAAATCAAGTTTAGCATTCTTATTCTGTCCATTCCATCCCGCTTTGAATCATTGAAGGCGGCGGTTACGCACTTACAAGAACAAGCCGATGCCACGGGGCAGGGCAAATCCGTTGAGATTCTTGTGCTGCTTGACAACCGCTCCAAGAGCATTTCCGAGAAGCGCAATGACCTCCTGCAAATGGCACGGGGCAAGTACATTGCGTTCTTGGACGATGACGATGCCGTCAGCAAGGACTACATGAGCAAGATCCTGACTGCCATTGACGAGAACGATGTGGACTGCATATCGTTCAATCAGTGGTGCAGCATCAACGGCGAACCAATGGATGTGGAGTTCGGCATCGGAAATCCCCACGGGCAGTTGTGGCGGGACGAAGACGGCTTCCTTGGCGACATCAAGCGTCCTCCGTATCATATGTGCCTGTGGCGGCGGGAGATTGCACAGAGCGAGGCGTTTAATCCTGTGTACGGAGCCAACGGTCAGTCTTCTGAAGACATTGACTGGCTCATGCGTCTGTATCCCAAGATTCAGACAGAGCATCATATTGAGGATGCGCTGCACGGATACATCTACAGTTCGCAGACAACCACTTCTCTAGTGCCACAGGACGAACAGTGAAAATCCTTCTCAACTACGCAGACGGCAAGTTCTTGGAATCACAGTTCAAGAATAGCCAGAGTGGTCTTGCCGCAGGATTCAATGTGGTGTATCAAATGAGTCGTTCGGAGATTGACTCAGAATTTGCAGTACGCCATGATGGCATCTTGTCTCAAAAGAGGGGTGCTGGATATTGGTTGTGGAAATCTTATTTCATCAATAAAATACTACACAATATGGACGAGAACGATATCTTGTTTTATTCTGACTCTGGTTCTGTGTTTGTTCGCAGAGTTGAACCCATATTTCAAGCAGTGATTAATGATCCAAAGGGAATCATTGGATTTGCTCTTGCAGGTGGTCATCTAGAGAAGTATTACACCAAGCGTGATCTGTTTATTCATATGGGAATGAATACTACGGAATATACAGATACACCACAGCGAATGGCTAGTTTTATGTGCTTTCGTAAAACTCCTGAATCCATAGCGATAGCATTGGAATATTCTCATCTCATTAGTGATCCACATCTACTTACCGATACCCCAAACAAGGATGGATGGATTGAACCAGGATTTGTAGACCACAGACACGACCAATCCATATGGAGCCTATTGACAAAGAAGCACGGCATTACTACACTGCCTGATCCCACACAGTGGGGTGTTCAGCACGGCGAGAATACGGAAGAACACCAATACATTTTCCACACGCGAGATCCACGATGAATATTCAAAGTGCATTTTTTATCTATCAGCATATGGGATTGGGTGATCACTTAATATGCAATGGTCTGATTCGTAAATTGATTCGTCCCGATCAACAGTATTGGATGTTTGTTAAGCCGCACAACATTGGTTCTGTGGCTTATATGTATCGAGATATTTCAAACTTGGGTTTTATTAAATGTGATGACGCAAGTGCCATATCATTCATAAATCACAATCAAGTTGCTGACCGATTATATTTGATTGGTTTCAGGTGGGTTGATATGAGTAGAAGTTTTGAAGACAACTTTTATTTGCAACACAAAGTAAGCATCAATGAAAAGTGGAACTCCTTTAGATGTGATCGTGATGTTGAGTTGGAAAAGACCATATACGATCATTACAATATAAAAGAACCGTACATATTCGTTCACGATGATTATCGTTACAAATTGGATGAAACTAGATTTCCTAAAGGGATGCGTATCATTCGTCCCGAAATAGGACTAGTTGACAACATCTTTGCTTACGCCACAGTAATGGAGAGAGCAAATCAGATTCATTGCATGGAGAGTTGTTTTGGGTTCATGGCAGACAACATGGGACTCAATAAAGAACTGTTCATGCACAGATATTGTCGAAACCCGCCGCAGTTTGAAATACCACTATACCGAAATGTAAAGGAAATATTGACATGAAAGCAGCAGTACTAGAAAAGATCAATTCGCCTCTAGTGATCAAGGATGTGGACTTCACTCCTCTTAAAGTCGGTCAGGTTAAAGTTAAGGTTCTTGTCAGCGGTCTTTGCGGAGCGCAACTACAAGAGATTGCTGGATTAAAGGGCAACGAGAAGTTTGTTCCGCATCTTCTTGGACATGAGGGATGTGGTATTGTCGAAGAAGTTGGAGATGGTGTTACTCGCGTGAAGGTTGGCGATAAAGTAGTCATGCACTGGCGAGTTGGTTCTGGAATAGAGGCTCCTTTTCCATCGTATGTGATCGAAGGAAAGACCATTTCAAGCGGTAAAGTTACCACATTGAGCGAATACTCTATTGTTTCGGAAAATAGGCTTACTGTTGTTCCTGCTGATACGGATGAATATCTTTGTGCCTTGCTTGGCTGCGGACTGACCACTGCTCTTGGAACAATCAACAATGAGGTCGATCTCAAATTCGGTGAAAGCATTATGATTGTTGGATGCGGTGGAGTCGGCTTGAATCTGATTCAAGGAGCAAGGATGGCTAGTGCCTATCCTATCATTGGACTGGATATTTCAGAAGATAAGCAACAACTGGCGCTGACTGCTGGTGCTAGTGTTTTTGTGAACGCAAACCGAATGGCTGATGAAATGAAGGGACAAAAGGTTGATGTCATTATTGACACGACAGGAAACCCTGATACAATTGCTACAACGATGCAGTACCTATCCGACAGAGGAAGATATGTCTTGGTTGGTCAACCAAAGCCTGATCAGGCTGTTAGCATTCCAAATGCCAGCACATTATTTGGCGGAAATGGAAAGGTCATCAAGGCTACCCAAGGCGGAAAGACATCGCCTAATGAAGACATTGCGCGATATGTAAAATTGTATAAGGCAGGAATGCTGAACATCAGAAGCATCATCACGCATGAGTATACGCTTGACGAGATAAATACTGCTGTAGATGTTCTCCGTAGTGGCAAGGCTGGACGCATTATGATAAGGATGTGAACAATGGACAAGTTGATTGACGCATATCGCAAGATGTTTTTGATTCATTCTGCTGAAGAGCAGATGGCACAGCATTACATTGACAACAAAATCTTCAGCATAGTTCACCTGTATGTTGGTCAGGAGGCTATCGCTGTTGGGGTCGCAAGCAACCTCAAGCACGAAGACAAGATGATCGGTAATCACCGCTCACACGGTCACTACTTGGCAAAGGGTGGCAGTCTTCACGGAATGGTTGCTGAAATGCTTGGCAAGAAGACGGGTTGTTGTCATGGAAAAGGCGGATCAATGCACATGATTGATCGTTCTGTGAATTTCATTGGCAGCACTCCTATTCTAGGAAGCGCAATTGGTCTTGCAAGTGGAATGGCATTTGCTGAAAAGTTTCAGCATACAGATAACATTGTTGTCTGCTTTTTGGGAGATGGTGCTTCTGAAGAGGGAGTCGTTTACGAAAGCATCAATCTTGCAAGTCTGTTCAAACTTCCACTGCTTGTGGTTATTGAAGACAACAACTATTCGATCAATAGCGTAAAGCGCGATAGACGATCAGAAAAATATGATGTCCCGACTATAGTAAAGGGACTTGGTGCAAACTACTTCAAGGCTGACGGAAATGATTTTTTCAGCGTGTCCGAAAACTGTGCGGAAGCAATCAAGAGCATAAAGGAAACGAATATTCCTTCTATTCTTCATTGCAATGTATTTCGTCATCGTTCCCACAGTTCTCCGCTATATGATGATAAGGACAAGACTTCTTGGTATAGAGATCAGCATGATACTTATGAAAATCGGTTGAAGGCTTGTCCCCTAAAGAAGATGCGAGATCACCTGATTTCAAAAGGAATCGAAGCATCAGCATTGGATGAAATCGAACAGACGGTTCTACAGGAAATAAGAGATTCGATTGCTAAGTGCCAGATTGAATCAGACCCCGTGAAAGAGGATCTATACACCCATGTCTACGAATAATCGTGTCATTAGTTATGGAGATGCCATCAAAGAGGCAATTTCTCAATCAATTCAGCGTGATCCTCGTGTTTACATCATGGGTCTTGGAGCAAACTATGTCTCTGCTCCTGGACTAAAAAACATCTACCCTGATCGGGTGTTCGATACACCGAACTCCGAGTTTTCTACTACCCTTTCTTGTGTTGGAGCAGCAATCAATGGTCTTCGTCCGATCATACAGCATGATCGCGTTGAGTTTGGCTTGTTTGGTATTGATGCTATTGTCACTCAAGCAGCAAAGTGGAACTACAGTTTTGGTGGAGACAATCCTGTTCCTGTGGTGATTCGTCTTCTAGTTGGAAGGCAATGGGGAACTGGACCACAGCACTCCCAATCACTCTATTCCATGTTTGGAAATACCACTGGTCTGAAATGCGTAATCCCGTCAACTCCAGTTATGGCAAAGGGATTGATTGCTGCTGCCATAGAAGACAACAATCCAGTTGTTGTCTTGGAGCATCTGTGGGTGAAGAATATAAAGCAGGAGGTTTCAGAGGAGTATTACACGAAGCCTCTAGGAAAGAGTGTAGTTGCAAAAGAAGGAAGAGATGTGACAGTTGTCGCTTATGCAGACGGATTTATTGATTCGATGAAGGCAATTCGGATGATCGAAGACTCTGGCGTTAGCGTTGAGTTGATTGATCTAGTGAGCGTTAATCCCGTTGACTATCCAACAATCATAGAATCCGTCCGCAAGACAGGAAGACTTATCACAGTGGACACTTGCAATGACGCATTCAATATCGGGTCTGAAATTGTATCCCGCGTTTGTATTGATGCTTTCGCATCACTCAAATGCTCTCCTGTGAAGTTGGCTGCTCCGAATGTACCAGTTCCTACATCGCACCATCTTACAAAGCATTACTATCCGACCAAGGCTTCTATCGCTGATGCTATTTTGGAGATGGTTGGCAAGCAGCCGCTATCATATGAACTATCATTCGATGAACTGAACTTTGGTCCAAAGGATACGATTTGATAAACGAACCTGCAAAAATTCTAATAATTGGTGATAGTTGTCGTGATGTATTTGTTTATTGCGACTGCACTAGACTTTGCCCAGATGCTCCTGTTCCTGTTTTGAACATTGTTCAGCAAACAGAAAATCCTGGCATGGCAGCGAATGTGCAGAGAAATATTCTAAAGTACAAAAAGTGCGACTTGCACACCAACACTAAATGGTGGGATATCACCAAAACCCGATATGTTCATCAAAACACGAATCATATGTTCATGCGAGTGGATAGTCCTTCTACTATTTTAGAAATCAATCTGGACGATCTTCATTTGAACTATGATCTTGTCGTTGTATCGGACTACAACAAGGGGTTTCTTTCCGAAAGAGACATCACATACATTTGCGAACAGCATCCATGTGTGTTTTTGGACACGAAGAAAATTCTTGGTAGTTGGGCAAGTAATGCCATGTACATCAAGATAAACGATTACGAGTACAGAAATTCCAAGTCATTCATTACCCCCAATATACAATCGAAAATCATCCGTACTATGGGCGGGGATGGTTGTGAGTTCCAAGGTAAACGCTATCCTGTTAGCAAGGCTGAAGTAAAGGACACATCTGGTGCGGGAGACAGTTTCATGGCTGCTCTATGTGTTAAATTCTTGGACACGCAAGACATATACGAGTCGATCAAGTTTGCTAACTTTTGCGCCTCTGAAGTGGTTAAGCATCGGGGAGTGACTACAATATGAAGACTGCTGTGATCCCAACTAGAAACGACAACTATGGTTTATTTCTTGCTGAAAGATCAATTCAGTGCATAAACTCAATGACATCTGTGTTTGATGAGGTGATTCTTGTTGATTGGAACTCGCCTCACGATTTGCCTTTGTTTTCTCAAATAAAAGAGCATCTGATTCCAACAAAAAAGATCAGGAGCATAGTTGTTCCAAAGGTATTCGTGCAATCACATTTTCCCGATCCCAACATACAGCCATGCTGTGAAGTTCTTGCTCGGAATATTGGCATACGAAGAGCAAAGCACGATTGGATAGTGTCAACAAATATTGATGTAATCCCGTCGCAGTTTGATGAAGGAACATTAGATCCGTCTACTCTGTATGCTGTTGCAAAGTACAATGTTCCCGATCAGGTTCATCTTACGCAGTTGATCTGCCTGAAAGATGAACACAAGATACAAGTTCTAAAAGAGAACAAGCACAACATGGAAAGAATGAAACGCTGCTATGCGTATCGTGATTACTATGGAAATGATGTTCCGTGGGAACGGTTTTCGATATGCGTAGGAACTGGCGATTTTCAGGTCGGACACAGAAATGTGTGGAGTTCTATTCGTGGATTTGAAGAAAAAATGTTGTATCGGTGCTATAGTGATGGAAATGTCATGGTCAAGGCTGCAAATTTTGATGGTCTAAAAACTAGCGAGTTGGATATAGATGTCTTTCATCTGGATCACAAAAACAACCCTTATTTTTGGAAAAAAGATCAGTCTACTCATCGGAACAACATAGAAGATGCTTTTGTAAAATACAAAACAACACAAAACACTGAAGACTGGGGATTGAGCAGTGTAGAATTTGAAGAGGAAATATACTGATGCAACATCACATAGATCAAATACTGAAAACAACGGTAGATGGTGACTGGGATTCTGATCAGTTGTCTGCTGCTATATTTGGAATTGGCGTTACAACAAGAGGCAAAAACTTTTTGGAATTGGGAGTCAGGCACGGAAGATCAACTCTACCGCTACTCACAGCCGCTAATATCCTAAAGGGTCATCTCACATCTGTTGATATTGAAGACCCGTTATTCGTTTGTCCAGATGATCTCAAGGACTCTTGGACATTCGTCAAATCGGATGCCATTCAATTTCTAAATCAAAATACTTCTCGCTACGATCTAATTTTTATTGATGATTGGCATGACGGCATTCATGTAAGAAAAGAGATCGACCTTATAGAACCGTATTGCGACAAAAATACGGTAATACTTCTCCATGATCTCATGGCTAGAACCCATCCGAATTACAACACAGATGATGGATGCGGTGAGTTTGGAAACGGCGGACCATTTGCCGCAGTATACGGTCTTGATTCTGATGTTTGGGAATTCTCTACTCTTCCGTTTTGCAATGGACTCACTATATTGAGGAAGTACTAATGCGATATTTGATACTTGGTTCTTCTGGACAAATCGGTAGTCATCTGACAAAATTTCTGATTGATCGTGGACACATCGTTGACAGTTTTGATATAGTCCTGTCAGAAGATCACGACATCAGAAAATATCCAAATGATCTTTTGAAGGAAAAGATGGATGCGGCGGATTTTGTCTATTTTCTAGCGTTTGATGTTGGTGGAGCAAGATACTTGAAACGGTATCAAGATACCTATCAGTTCATAGACAACAATATCAAAATAATGAACACCGCGTTTCATTATCTGAACGAATCAAAAAAGCCTTTCGTATTCGCATCGTCACAGATGTCTAGCATGGAGTATTCTTCATATGGAACTCTGAAGAGACTCGGTGAACGCTATACAAGATCACTGAATGGTTTGGTTGCTAGATTCTGGAATGTGTATGGTATTGAAAACGACGAAGAGAAATCTCATGTCATAACTGACTTCATAAAGAAGGCTATCAATACTGGAACTATTGACATGATGACAGATGGAATGGAAGAGCGTCAGTTTCTATATGCGGATGACTGCTGCGAGTGCCTATATCAACTGTCTATGATTTACGATTCGATTGATAGATCGGAAGATTTTCATGTGTCTAGTTTTGAGTGGGTGAAAATACTGGACATTGCGAAGATCGTTCAATCCAACATACCGTGTGATGTAGTTCCATCCGTGGATGGCGATTGCGTTCAGCGAAACGCAAGAAATGATCCCAATACAAACATCTTGAACTACTGGAAACCAAAGACCAGTATTTCCGATGGAATAAAGTTCATGTGTGATTGCTACAGTTCAATTTTGAAAGATGATGCGATACTATGATTATCGTGACTGGAGCGCAGGGGTTTATTGGCAGCGTAATGGTTGGACATCTGAATCGAATGGGTCACGATGATGTCGTTGCTATTGATGATTTTGATGTGGATACACAGCGCGGATATGCTATTCGTGCAAACTATACCAACTTACAAAAGTGTAAGTTGCAGTCGATTCATCCGATATCATTGGATACAGAATCAATACTTCCATCAGGCAACATTCGTGGAGTGTTTCATTTTGGAGCAATATCTAATACTCTTGAACGAGATGTAAGCAAGATTGACTACTACAATATCAAATACACGCAAGCACTCGCAGAAGTCTGCAAACAAAGATCCATTCCGATGGTATTCAGTTCGTCTGCTGCGGTATACGGTCACGGAAATGGTCCAGTGAATGCGTATGCACAGTCAAAACTAGACAGCGAACGAGCCATCAGCGATGGAGCAGTGTGCCTCCGATTCTTCAATGTGTACGGTCCAAACGAGTACCACAAGGGCAGGATGTCTTCTGTGATCCTCAAGTGGTACAACGAACTGAAGCAGACAGGGAGAATCAAGATATTTGAGAACTCTGCGGACTACAGACGCGACTTCATCTATGTTGAAGATGTTTGCAAAGTTGCATACAATGCGTTTGAAAATCCCCGAGCAGGAGTGTATGATCTTGGCACAGGCACCGCAGAGAGTTTTGAAAGCGTTGCCGATTGTGTGATGCGGTCATTTGGAGGTGGTGAAAAGGAGTACATTCCCATGCCCGAAGACCTGCAATCACAGTATCAGCGGAACACGAAGGCAGACACAACGGCAATACGCTCTATGGGTTGGGCTGATGCCTTTACTAGCCTTGAGAGCGGAGTACAGAAGTACTTTGATTACTTGGTAAATCATTCTTATATGTGAAAGGACTGTATATGATGAACAGCAAGAAACTGCGATCCGAGATTGTGCCAAAGGGTTGGGGAAACGAAATCATCTTTGCCAATAATGAGAAGTACTGTGGGAAGTTGTTGAACTTCACGGCGGGCAAGAAGTTCAGTATGCACTATCATCTGCTGAAGGATGAGACATGGTATGTTGCACGCGGACGATTCAAACTCATTTGGATTGATCCTGCTACTGCAAAGCAGCATTGGGAACTTCTCGAAGTGGGTGATGTAATTCATAATCTACCAGGGTATCCGCACCAATTGGAAGCATTGGAAGACGCGACAATATTTGAAGTTTCTACGCAACACTTTGACAACGACAGTTACCGTGTTGCTCCAGGAGATAGTCAGGGATGAGATACGCATTTGATATTGACAACACCCTAGTACACACCGTGGGAAGCGACTACGAAAACTCAACACCCATACAGCACAGAATAGACAGGGTAAATCGTCTGTACGATGAGGGGCATATGATACTGCTCTTCACGGCAAGAGGTTCTGCTTCAGGCAGGGATCTTTACGAGTTTACAGTGAAGCAGATTCACGATTTTGGAATCAAGCACCACAAGATCATTATGGGAAAGCCCGATGTTGATCTATTCATTGACGACAAGGCTATATCGGTTGCGGAGTGGGATAAGAGAGAATGAAAGTATTTTATGGAAAGTACAACTCTGAATCGACAGGTGTAGTGTGGACGAATGGTTGCTATGATGTACTCCATATAGGTCATGTTCGTATGTTCGACCATTGCAAAAAAATAGCAGAGGAACGATCCTGTTCTTTCTTTGTGGGAATAGATTCTGATCGTAGGGTGAAGGAAATGAAGGGATCTAACAGACCCATAAATAGTGAAAACGACAGGGCTGAATTTTTACTGTCTATCAAGAGTGTTGATCGTGTCTACATATACGACAATACGGAAGAACTAGAAAACATAATTCGTATTCTGACACCTGATGTGATGGTGATAGGCGATGAATACAAGACCAAAACTGTGGTTGGATCGTCTTACTCAAAATCCATTGTTTTTTTCCCGAAGATAGTTGGTTATTCAACATCCAACATACTATCGAAGATTGATTAGTCATCGGAGATTATTATGAAAGCACTAGTAACAGGTTGAAAACTGGATTGCCGAGCATAAATAACCGTACAAGGAGATCGTGAACAATGTCTACAGTATGCCTCTCTATGATCGTCAAGAACGAAACCAAGATCCTGCATGAGTGCTTGGACTCGGTTCACCCCCACATTGACTACTGGGTAATCGTGGACACAGGTTCCACAGATGGAACTCAGGAGTACATCAAACAGTATTTTGCCGAGAAGGGAATTCCAGGCGAACTGATTGAGCGTCCGTGGATCAATTTTGGACACAACCGCACCGAGGCACTTGACCTCTGCACAGGCAAGGCAGACTATGCTTGGATGATTGATGCCGATGACCGCGTGGTCGGGGGATTCAAGTATCCTCGCGGCAAGAACCTCACTGCTGACGCTTACGCCATCAAGTGCGGACGCGATCAGTGCGTGTGGTGGCGCAACCAAATCTTCAAGACAGGCATAGGATGGAAGTATGTGGGCATACTCCACGAATACGCACACTGCGAAAAGCAGCCGCTCCACCAAGAGAAGATTGAGGGCGAGTACTACCTTGAGGCGCGTACCCTTGGTCAGGAGCGCAACGGCAATGTGACCCCCGTGGAGAAGTACTCCAAGGATGCCGACCTGCTCGTAGAGGCTCTGAAGACGGAGCCGAACAACTCACGCTACCAGTTCTATCTGGCACAGTCTTACTTTGACTCGCAGCAGTGGGATAAGGCGATTGATGCGTACTACAAGCGGGTGGAGATGGGCGGATGGGAAGAGGAGTGCTACTACTCGCTGTTCCGCATCGCGCTCTGCGAAATCTCAAAGGATTCTGCCTGGCCAGTGGTTCAGCAGAAGTTCCTTGATGCGTATGACTATCGCCCGTGCCGCGCCGAACCACTCCACGCCATCTCGCGGTTCCTCCGCATGAACGGTCGCCCCCGAGCCGCGTATCTGTTTGCAAAGGAAGCCGCACAGATTCCATACCCGCAGCAGGACATTCTGTTCATTGACACCAATGTGTACAAGTGGATGGCACTGGACGAACTGGCTGCCACCGCGTTCTATGTGCATGACTACAACACGGGTCTACAGGCTTGCGAGGTGCTACTGAAGCAGAACCGCCTCCCCGAGAGCGAGGTTGAGCGCAATCAGAAGAACCACGGGGCGTACCTTGAGAAGGTGCAGCAGATTGGGCGTATGCAACCGCAGCAGGTTCCTGTTCCGCAGACTGTTCCTACCATAAATAAGACAAGAACCTTCAAGCGGAGAAAGTAACGATGGCAAAGAACTCACCAAGCGGCAAGGGACGAGGCGGTTTTGCAAGCAGTGTGACCCGCCGCAATCGCAAGGCATCAGCACTACGGAAAAGCCAAAACCGCGCCCGTAACGCTGCCAACAAGGCAAAGGCACTCTAATGGCATCGGCGTACTACGACATCAACGCACAGCAGCATTCCACCCTGAACTTTCATGTGGAATATTTTGACGAGAACAACAACCCTGTTGACCTCACGGGGTACACTGCACGACTCCATGTACGCCCGAACAGCGAATCCTCCAAACTGTACCTCATGGTCACTACATCGGGAGTGACGAGCGGCGGTGTCACGGGTGAGTTCGGTGCCACGGCTGGCATCAGCGGCAGCGGCGGCATCTTCCTCAACAGGGGCGAAACAGGTGCAGTCTTCACTGGCGGCATTCTCATCACCGCCGATGCCACCACGATGGGCTATGTCCGCGTGGGATCGTGGAAATACTCGCTTGACATCAAGAAGGGTGTCACCACGGATGAACTCATGCAGGGACAGTTCGTGGTGGCTCCGAAGAACACCCGATGAAACTGAAGGTGAAGGAAACCTCGTACTCCGCGAAGCCCAAGCAGGACGAGGGCAAACTGCTTGTTCGTTACGACTCATTCAGCGTGAAGCCCAAGCACCGTGGAGTGAAGATTTACGAAGGTAAACTCACCACTGTGCTGAAGCACGACCGCCGCAGCGGTGTGCGGATTCAAAAAGTAAAGAACAACAAGATTCTGAATCAGTGGGATTGACTTCCCGCTGTCTTGTGATACAATCCCCTCAAAGGAGACTTCATCATGGACAAGCCAACACTTGGTTTCTATCTCATTCCCGACACAGACGCAGCGGTTCCCACATTCGCAACGGATGGCTCTGCGTGTTTTGACATCTGCGCTCGTTTCCACTACGACCGCGAGAATTCTGACACCGATTGGGACGCACACAAGCCCGTAGTCGCATACGGTCCGCAGAATGTGAAGATGGAAATCTTTCCCACTGCGGGTGTGCTTGACATCCCATCGGGGTGGCGGTTCCTTGTTCCCACGGGACTCATCTTGGATATTCCCGAAGGCTATTCCGTTCGCCTCCATGCCCGTAGTGGACTCGCGCTGAAGGAGGGCTTGGTGCTTGCGAACGCGGAGGGCGTGATTGACTCTGACTACACCGATGAACTGAAGGTCATGGTGACAGCCATGAGCAACTGCTTGGTGAGCATTCCCAACGGGTCGCGCATCTGCCAAGCGGAACTGGTGCGGAATCAGCCTGTGGAGTTCAGCAAGATCGACCACCCGCCACTGAAGAAGACGCAGCGCGAAGGCGGCTTCGGCAGCACGGGACAGTTTTCATGGGACGCTAACAAGGGAGCCTAATATGACACGCGATGAACTACTGAAGTTTCACGAAGAGATTACGAAGCAAGCCCGCGAACTAATGAGCAAGAAGAACCGCGACTACGCAGGCAAGGACGGCACGGAACCGTTTGCCAACTTTACCCGCGTGGAGTCTATGGGCATCTGCAAGACAGAGCAGGGCTTCATGGTGCGCCTCACGGACAAGATGAGCCGCTTGTCGTCTTTCATTCATTCAGGCAAGATGAATGTACAGGACGAGTCCTTCATGGACACCTGTGTGGATGTGATCAACTACATGGTGCTGCTTGCTGCGTATCTGAATGAAAAAGAATCCAAGACTCATTAAGGCTCATCATGCTAAACATAAACATATCACATTTTTACTGCTACATGAGAAAAGAGCATATGTACCAACACAAGGATCACATTGGTGAATTTGTGAAGGTTACTGCGTTTGCTGCCCAATCAAATCCTGACAGGGCACTACTGTTTCATGTTCTAACAGATGACGGGCTTGTCCGAAGCAGAGTTCCCATTCATATGCTGTGCCACAAAGAAACCGCGCCACAGATGCCTTTGGACTACTTGCAGTTGTGGGACTGTTTTTCTGTGAACTGCACAGAGGTTGTTTACGACTATCTAAAAGCGGCAAGAGCAAAAGTGGTTCTGAAAGACAAGCAAGAACTATGGGGCGAGTACATGATGTCTTTTGATTGGTACGGCAATCCGTACAGTGACGAACCAACACAGTACAAGTCCCTGCACCTGATACGGTTGGATAACGGCTGCTACACGCTACAACCAAACAATAGAATATTTTGGAAACATATGTCTTTTGTTACTAATCCTTTTCCCACAAATCCCGACTTTAAAGTTGACAATAAAGTGTTCCGCTGCGAAGCCGCGAGTGACCGTTGGCTTATTGAGGGAGAGGATGACTCGTACTATTACAATTTAAAAAATGAAACCGCTAATTGTAATATTGAACGGTCAAAGCAACCACTTGCCACAAATATTGTGGGCGATACACTAGAAAAATAATTCGCCACCTTGGCTACGCCTGTCGGAACCTTTCCCTTGCAGCAGAAAGCCGAAAGGCTCTCTGTTGTTTTTATAGATACTATGTCATGCTGAACTTCAAGACTTACATTTCCGAAGGCTACAATGGTGACGGCGACTGCATGGAAGCCGCCGTGAACCTAATGATGCAATACAACTCCTCCTTCTTTGGAAAGCAGTTGAAGGCAAACAATCCCAAGGGAACAATCTTGGTTCATGCATTGGTTCGTGGGCAAGGAGCGGTGCGTGGCAAGAGATTCCCCCATGCATGGGTTGAGGATGGCGATACAGTCATTGATCAATCTAATGGTAACGATATCCGCATGGACAAGAGAGCCTACTATGCAATCGGCGGCATCAAGCCAAACGAGAAGGGTGCATACTTCAAGTACACCTATGCGGAGATGAAGAAAAAGTTGAAGTCAGCAGGACACTATGGGCATTGGGACTTGGACGAAAACCTTGAAGAGACTGTTGGCATCGGTTCGTTGAAGAAGGTCGGTCGCCAGAAGAAGAGAATCAATCCCAAGTTGCTCATGGCATTGGACGAAGGCATAGTTTCGGGAGTAGGCGGTGGTGTCAAGAAGATTGGTCAGGCAACCGCAAATGTCACTCGCGTTTCGTGGAATACTCTGAAGAGTCTTGAGAGTGTCTTGGATTCAATGTTTGCAAATGCAAAGTTGGACATTGCCTTCACCAAGCATTTCTGGGAACGCATCAATGGTTCACGCGGAGATACCACAATCAGCGTGGCAGAGATTCAGGATGCCTTCAATAAGACTTATCGGAAGTACGCCAAGGACATTCAGAATCACCCCGTGAATTGGAAAGCCATTATTAATGATGTGAGCAAAAATCTGAATATGCCGTTCACCTTGAGTTGGGACAGAAACCAAAAGAGCATGATTATGCAGACCGCCATGCGAAAAACGGACTTTAAGAGTCCCGACCCAAAACTGAAAGTCTGATAACCTAATATTGAAATAGGGGGTTGACATGGGGGTGGCACTTTGATAAGATTGGGGAGTAACAAAGGAGACCCCCCGATGATGACCACCCTCGCCTTACCTTGGAAGCCAGACTCGCTTCGCGCACCTACGGGTGCTGCCTCAACCGTATTGGTTGAGAACGGCGTTCGCCTGACGATCTGTTCTACGCAGACCGTTCAGAAGCGGCTTTCAGAATTGAATCTGACGGAGTACTACTCTGCCTCCATTGAGGTGGAGGTAATGACGCAGCGACCCGAAACTTCCGATTACGACCCGTTCGTTAGCGGAACCATTTGGCTCATCGTTACGGGACGCGGTGCGGGAACGAACACCGTCAACATGACGCGCACCATCCTCGCTAGTGTTGGTTCTGATAAGTACGCGAACCGCGAAGAGGAGACCCGTGTGCGAGATGCCGCGACTGCTCTCGTTGAGTCCGATACTCTGCTTACACAATGGTGGCACACGCTGCTCACCCCGCAGGGCATCCGCAAGGCGAATGCTGATGCCACGGAGCAAGCCCGTACAGACGCGATCCTCGCTCTCATGGACGAAATCCGTCACGACTTGGTGAGTCGCCGCTACGCGAATCCTCGCAAGGGTATGAGGGTTCGGGTGACGCGGGGACGCAAGGTTCCCATCGGCACGGAGGGCGTTCTCTTTTGGGTCGGCAGTACGCAGTTCGGCAAGCGCATCGGCTTTAAGGATGCCACCGATACCGTGCATTGGACGGCGTGGGGCAACTTTGAGTTCACCGATCCGATTGACGAGAACGAAGTTATCACCCTCGCCAAGAAACTCTACGCGGATCGTGGGTACGCCAAGGTCTTTGGCGGCATTCGCAACTGATAAAAAGAAAGTGAGATGGACTACATGAATCACCAAGAGTGGAAGATAATCAATTCCCACGGCGATGCTCTCGTCTTTTGCAAAAGGGATGATGATCCCGATTACATCAGCATAGAGTTCCGCGCACCAACGGGTATTCGTGGGTTGAGTGTAGGCGCAGCACTTGGTGTGTGCGACTATGACTTTCTGAACAACGGACTGCCGCACCGTGTCCATGTGGATTTTGCACGGGCTGTGTGGGATGGTCTGACTCAGAAAGAAGCATGGATGGAAAAGTCAAAAGTTTCAGTCTCGTATTCATAAGAACCTCTGATTAGAAAGAAGCAAATGCACATTCCAACGCCATCAAATTTTAGCATCAGCAATCGCCTAGCCAAGATTGACGAAGCCTACAATATGTGGATTGATGCGAGTGAACAAGGTCGTGACGCGCTAGGGAATTACTTTGGGGAAAACCTTGGAATCCTCCTTGTTGAATTCTCTCGCACCAATCCTCCCGAAACCTTGCTTCCCTCTGAATACAATTACTTCATGGGGATCATGTACGCCTTGTGCATCGCGGGTGGAATGTCGGACGAAGAAATCCACACGGATCAGTAACGATTCTTCGGAAATGATCTAATTACCCCTTGACATCTGCGGGTGCGGGGGTATAATCATACAACATGAGCGACAAGAAGTACGAAGAAGTTGAACTAGATCTTGATGACAGGACTTTGGCTGGCATCGCGCTATACGCTCATAAGCACGATATCACTATCAACGATGCCATTTGCCGAATGCTTGAAGAAGAGATCACGAAACGAGAACATGGCGCGGTAGACCAACGGCAGAGTCAGTTGACTCAAAATCAACAAAGTGTGGGTTCGAATCCCACTCGCGCTATTTGACAATTGAATATTTGCGAATGTAACTCAACGGTAGAGTCTCGGTTTTCCAAACCGAAGGTTGTGGGTTCGAATCCCATCGTTCGCTTTTCGTCTTTCCCCTTTGCATTGTAAGACCGCTAAACGGCTTTTGCATCGTATGCTAACATCCCGAATCGGCACGGGTATGGAGAAAGGCTTGCCGTTCGCAGCGTAATGATACGGTCGTACTGCGGTAATCAGACAATCTGTATCACTATTGGCTCGTAGCACAACGGTAGTGCATCCCGCTGTTAACGGGACGGTTGAAGGTTCAAATCCTTCCGAGCCAGTTTCTCTTCCATGCCATGTTTGCAAAACCTGAGATTCTGATAAATACCTGTGACGGAGCCGATTTGTGAAAGGAGGCTCAACATGGGGAAGAATCATCTAGGGATGGTTGCCGCAGCAACCATTGTCGCCGCACTAGGGCTGGCATCCTGCACGGGTGTCAGCCCTTCGTCATTTTACGAGCAGCAGGAAACCGAAAAGTATAAAGTGATAGATCACATTATTGGGTGTAATGTGGTGGTGATGTATCCCGATGGAGTTGGTTCTGGCGTTGTGTATCGGAAAAATGGTAAGCATTATGTGCTTACGGCATCTCATATCATTGCCGATACTCCCGAAATAATAACCCAAGATCCCAAAGGGGATGATCTTTCCGAACCCTTGGTCAATCAAACATTTGGAACAAAACCAATTCTCATTTGTTCAAAAGACAATGAAGACAGTCTTCAATTTGCATCCGTAGGAAAAGTTGCATATGTTGATCCCCATAACGATTTCGCAATCTTGGAATTAGAAAGAGAGCCACCAAATGAAATACAAAGTTCTGAATTCTACACAGGAAAAGTTAGGGTTGGTGAAAGAGTTTTTACAGTCGGCAACACAACGCTTGATGCAAACAATGTTTCATCGGGCATCATCCAACACGCCAACCGCGATCCTCTTGCCGATCCTTCGGACAGGAAGTTCATTCAAACGGACTGCGCGGGAGGACCAGGATTGAGTGGAGGCGGTCTATACCGAGCAATAGATGGCAAATGCATCGGTATTGTTATCATAAAAAATTCAACAGGGCAATGTTTATATGCGATGCCTATTACTAAAATCAGAGAGGTGCTTTCTAATTCTTCAAGAAAGGATCTTACGCCATAAGTCGGGGGCTATAGAAAACTCCTCTGTAACGCTTGACTTCCTGCGGGGATTGGTTATACTGTTCACAACCCCGAAAGGATTACACCATGAAGATCAGTCAAGACACACTCGCCATCCTGAAGAATTTCAGCACGATCAATAGCAACCTCCTCGTCAAGGAGGGAAGCACTCTCACCACGATTAGCCCAACGAAGAACATTCTCGCAGAGGCGAATGTCACCGAGACCTTTGATGTTGAGTTCGGTATTTGGGATCTATCCAAGTTCCTCGCTACGGTGAGCCTGTTCAAGGATCCCGAGTTTGAGTTCACCGAAGATCATGTTGAGATCTCCTCCGAAGGCAGCAAGGCATCGGTGAAGTATTACTACAGCGAACCTGAACTTCTCGTCAAGGCAGACAAGAAGTTGAAGATGCCGTCCACGCCCGTAAACTTCACGCTGACGAGCAAGGATTACAACGAGTTGCAGAAGGCTGCATCTGTACTTCAGGCTCCTGATCTTGCGCTTGAGTCTACTGAGGACGGTCGCATGATCCTGCGCGTGTTTGATCGCAAGGATTCCACAAGCCACTCCTACAGCATTGATGTAGGCGAGAACAAGAGCGGGACATCATTCTCTTTCCTGTTCAAGACGGAAAACCTGAAGATGATTCCTGGCACCTACGAAGTGGGTATCAGCGAGAAGAAGGTCAGTCAGTTCCGCAACGCGAACGGCACTACCTATTGGATCTCCCTTGAAGCCGACAGCGTGTTTGAGGGTTCCAACAGCAAGGTAGGTAATGTCGCTACTCGTTGAAAAGTATCGTCCGACCAAGATTGCAGACTGCGTACTTCCGAATGACATCAAGAAGATGTTTGAGGATATCGCCAAGACAGGCGATGTTCCCAACATGATTCTCAATGGAGGTGCGGGTTGCGGCAAGACTACGGTAGCCAAGGCACTATGCAACGAACTAGGTATTGATTACCTGTTCGTGAACGCAAGTGAGGACAGCGGTATTGATGTATTGCGAACTCGTATTCGCAACTTTGCATCTACCGTTGCCCTTGGCGGGGGGAAGAAGGTTGTCATCCTTGACGAGGCTGACTATCTCAATCCGCAGTCTACGCAACCCGCACTCCGTGGGTTCATTGAAGAGTTCGCAGCAAACTGTCGGTTCATTATGACTTGCAACTTCAAGAGCAGGATCATTGAACCGCTGCACTCGCGTTGCACGGTGGTTGACTTCAAGATTCCCAACAAGGAGAAGCCGACACTCGCGCAAGACTTCCTTGCCCGTGCGAAGTTCGTGATGGACAGCGAAGAGATTGCTTACGATGAGAAGGTAGTTGCACAACTCATCGTCAAGAATTTTCCTGACTTCCGCAGAGTGTTGAATCTGATTCAGCGTTACTCTGTTTCGGGATCCATTGACAGCGGGATCATGGCGACATCTTCGGATATCACCGTCAAGAATCTGATTGACGCGATGAAGAAGAAGGACTTCAACAGCATCCGTAAGTGGGCGGTTGACAATGCCGACAAGGAGATGGCAAGTATCTTTCGCAGGATCTATGATGCTTTGCAGGACAACATTGAGCAGTCTTCAATTCCACAAGCAGTTCTGATTCTCTCGGAATATCAGTATAAGTCTGCCTTCGTTGCCGATCAGGAAATCAACCTTGTTGCTTGCTGTCTGATGCTTGCCTCTGATTGCGCTTTCCGATAAATACTTGGAACAGGAGGTAGCGATGATAGACAAGAAAGTTCAAAGTTTAAATGATCTATCCATCTCTATACACTTGATCAACAAGAAGTATAAGATCAAGGAGTTCATTGACGAGTATCGCAAACAGATTTCCGAAGTGAACGATTTGCTCCGCGAGGAGTTGATTGCTGCGAATGGACTATCCAATCCCGTGCAGAAGGTCATACAAGTCAGTCAACAATTGACCGAACAAGAAATAGACAAGACTGTCGCTATTGTTGAAAGTCTCTCAAGCAAGTACGACTACAATTCATACATTGAAGAGTGCGAAAAGATTCGTAGGGTTTTCATGCAAGAGCGTGACGACTACTTTGCAATCAAGGCAACCAAGAGCCAAGCAAAGATCATTGATGAGGTCACTACTCTTTTTGAATTGACAGGTGCGTCCGAACTGATTCTTTCGAAATGGCTTGACGCAATTGTTGAAAAAGTGAATCCCAAGACTTTGGAAATTCACTACGAAGATATTGACGGCAAGAAGAAGAAGGCAAAAGTCAAGTATCGCAATGCAGGTTTCAATGATGATTTCGTAGAAGCCCCACTCATTGATAGATATCATGGCATCAATGCATATGACTCATTTCTGTTGCACTCTTTCTTTGATGCCGACAAAAACAAGTGGATCTACATTCCTGTGAAGTTGATTATTTCCATACAGGCAGACGAGGATCTTGAGGACATACTGAATGTTAATGATGAAAAGAAGGGCAAGAAATGAATCCGTTTGAGTTCGTGAAGAGTATCAATGAGAAGACGGGAAATCTACTAGAGGGGAACCAAGACTTGGAGAAGGCATACACGCCTTTTCTAGTCAACCGTGGTCTATCCTTCACCGCAGATACCCTGCTTGCCGCCAACGAGATGAACGCTGCGCCATTCCTAGACAAGCGAATGCAGTATGACTATCTGTATGCCACCGTCCGAAAGCGCAAGCGATTTGCCAAGTGGATCAAGGCAGAGGAGGACGATCTAGAGGATATGATCGTAGAGTATTTCGGAGTTAGTCGCCGCAGGGCAACCGAATACGCTACCATGCTGACCACCGAAGATGTGCAGAATATCAAGCAAAAGTTGAATAAAGGTGGAACAAAGAAGTCTTGAAATTTCTTATGACTAAATACTCCTGATACGACATTCAGGAGAATCGTCATGGATTTATCAAACTTCATTGAAGTGACCCTACCACAGCAGGAAAACTTCCTAAAGGTCAAGGAAACGCTGACACGAATCGGTATCTCTTCCAAGACCGAAAACAAACTATTTCAGTCTTGCCATATCCTTCATAAGAAAGGCAAGTACTACATTGTTCACTTCAAGGAACTGTTCATGTTGGATGGTATGCCAACGACATTCCCTGAAAGCGACCAAGCCCGTAGAAACACAATTGCAAACCTGTTGGCAGAGTGGGGATTGATCTCTCTGGTTGAACCTGCCAAAAGCAAGGATCCTGTAGTTCCTGTTTCATATTTAAAAATCCTGCCTTTCGGAGAGAAGCGGGATTGGGAACTTGTACCGAAGTACAACATCGGCAGGAAAAGATCTGCCGAACCCCTTGACTGACAACTGAATCGGTGATACAATCCCTACACTATGAACCACGCGCTTACCCTTAAGTGTCACTTGCTCCATACCGATATCTCTGACCTGACTTTTGGGTCGGAAGAGTCAGCGTGTTTTGATCTACGAGCATACTTTGCCAAGAACGCCACTCGCATTGAGGGCTTCAATGCAGACTCCGTAAAGATCAGTAGTCCTATCGTGACTGATGGGGAGACTCGTTGTGCTGTTGTCAATCCTGGCGAACGCATGATGATTCCAACGGGATTGGTCTTTGATATCCCCGTAGGCTTCTCCATTCGTATTCATGCTCGTTCAGGGCTTGCTCTCAAGGCAGGACTTGTGATGGCAAACTCGGAAGGTGTCATTGATTCGGACTACACCGAAGAGACCAAGATCATCGTCCTGAACATCAGCAACATTCCAATCCGAATCAATCATGGAGACCGTATCGCTCAAGCCGAAATGGTTCCCGTGCTTTCTTACGACATCTGCACCACCACAGAGCGCATCAATCAAAAGACGAGCAGAGCGGGTGGCTTTGGCTCAACGGGGATTTCATAATGAACAGAGAAGAACTACTCAACACTCACGAAACGCTTTGCAACAAGTCTCGCGCTCTCATGCGTAAGAAGAATGCAGACTATGCAGGAGGGCGTGGTGTTGAACCATTCGCCAACTTCACTCGCTGCGAAGCGATGGGTATCTGCAAGACCGAAGCAGGAATGCTCGTTCGCATGACCGACAAGATGAGCCGACTCTCTTCCTTCCTTGAGTCTGGTAAGTTTGAAGTTGCTGACGAATCCCTAGAAGACACAACACTTGACATTATCAACTACGCCGTGCTGCTTTATGCGTATGTGGCTGATAAGAAGAATGTGACAGAAAATTCAACGAGCGCGATCAATCTTGCCGATACTAATAAGGGACAAGTGTTCCTCAAGGAGACAAATGTAAATGAGCAAGATGTGGAAGGTCATGGTTATCAAACTCGCAGTCCTGTCGCTTCTCGTAATGGTTGCTGCAACGGCACCAAGAGCAGCATTGACACGCTACGCGAAACTCTTGGAAGCGATTCGTCAGGTAGAGTCACACGGTAATCCGAATCTTGTCGGGGACAACGGCAAGGCAATTGGTTCGTTTCAGATTTGGCGAACCTATTGGCAGGATGCTGTTGAGCATGACAAGACCATCGGTGGTAAGTATGAGGACTGCAAGAATGATGAGTATGCCAAGCGCATCGTTCTCGCCTATTGGGATCGCTATGCTCCCAAGAACGCAACGAATGAACAGTTGGCACGGATTCATAACGGCGGTCCTCAAGGTTGGAAGAACTCCAACACCATCAAGTATTGGAACAAGGTAAAGAAAGAATTGAAATGAGTAAATTTAAAACAATTGGCAAGTGGGTCGCCCTTCAGACCGAAGGGCTTGGCAAGGAAAAGACAACCGAGTCGGGCATCATTTATAAAGAGAAGATCACCAATCCCAACATTTGGAGCAGGGTTGTTGGTGTCGGTGACAAGATCACCGAGGATATTAAAGTTGGCGACATGGTGCTTTGGGACTTGACCAAGGGTAAGGGTCGCGGGTATGCTAGTATGGATCTAGTCCATCAGGACGATATCCTAGCCGTAGAAAGAGATAACACATGAGCAACCCATTCGGATATTCGTATTACCTTGATATGTACAACTGCCGCATCGGTGCAGCCGATGACTTGGAGTTGCACTACCGCTTTCTTGAGCGCGTTGTGGACAAGATCGGCATGACCCGTATGTCACAGCCCGTAGTCATGCACGGTCCAACCAACCACGGCACGGAACTGTATCCCGACAAGGCAGGGGTGAGCGGTTGGGTTCCACTCATTGAGAGCGGAATTCAGATTCACTCAATGGAGCCAAAGCGGTTCATCACGCTTGATGTGTACTCTTGCAAGAAGTTTGACAAGCAGATCATTCTTGACTACGCACATGAGTGCTTTGGCTTTGTGGGGCATGAAGAGCAATTCTTTGAGCGTGGCAGGTTCTACGGCGACATTTCCTGATGCGGGGGTGAGGGGTGGCATACAAAGATAAAGCCAAACAAAAGGCTAATCAAAAGGCTTACTATGAAGCCTGCCGTGAACATATACGCGCAAAGCAGAAGGCTTACCAAGAAGAACACCGCGAACATATAGCAGAAAAGCGAAAGGCTTATCGTCAGAGCCACCATGAAAAGGTATTAGCACAGGAAAAGGCTTCTCGTAAAAAATATCCACCTAGAGACAGAAAATCATACCGAACTCTTTATAGAGAACGAATAGCAAGAAACCGCAGGGAATACTATCTCTCTCATAAAGAAAAAGAGTCGGAACAACGAAAAAAATATGCATCATCAAATCCCGATGTAATATCAGAAATAAACAGGAAGAGAAGAGCAAACAAAAAAAATGCTACGGTGTGCCTGACATTAAACGAGAAACAATCGTTGCTTCTTTTAGAACGCACTCGCAGAGAACTTCAAAATGAAACAGGACGAGAGTATCACATAGACCATATTCTTCCAATTGTTCACGGAGGAATACATCACCCCGTCAATTTGAGAATACTTGATGGCAGGGAAAATCTGTCCAAGCAAGATAAACTCCTTCCCGAAGCAATTGCACTTGCGCCTGAACACTTCCGCCTGTATAGTGAGCGAATCAGTCCTGAACGCGCATGGGAGTTTGTGTGCCAACTCGCGGAAGGATTGGGATTGGGTGAAGACGATTTAGACGCGCTGATCACGGGCAAGCCGATGAAGAACAAGAGTACACTAGAGGATTTCATGGCATGAACACACACCGCATCATTCTTGGCGACTGTATTGAGGGCATGAAGACGCTGCCTGACGGCTGCGTTCAGACTTGCATCACATCTCCTCCTTACTTCGGGCTTCGTGATTACGGAACTGCGAATTGGAAGGGTGGCGATTCAAACTGCGACCATGTTGCCGATCCGACCAAGACAAAGAAGTTTGGCAATCCCGCATTCAACGAAAACCGTCCAAGCCGCGAACAGACAAAGGTTGAAGGTTATTACTACAAGGATGTCTGTGGCAAGTGTGGCGCGACCTGTGAGGATTCGCAGATCGGTCAGGAGGACACCGTTGAGGGGTATGTAGAAAAGATGGTGGAGGTGTTCCGCGAGGTGAAGCGAATTCTGCGTGATGACGGTACGCTGTGGCTGAACCTTGGCGACTCGTACATGAGTGCAAAGAACTGCGCCCCACCACCGCAGACTGTTGGCGGTCAGCGCGGTATGCCTTCGGACTTCATTCCTGGTAACCGTAAGGATCAGAAGGGGCTGAAGACAAAGGACTTGATCGGCATTCCGTGGCGCGTAGCGTTTGCGCTGCAAGCGGACGGGTGGTATCTGCGGCAGGACATTATTTGGAGCAAGCCCAATCCCATGCCTGAAAGCGTGGAAGA